TATTCCGCCATGTCGTAATAGTGGTTCAGACCGTCGGGCACACCAATGAACCAGCACCAGGCCCGATAGTACGGGCGCGTCGGATTCACGGTGTTGAGCGCGGGCATGATGTTCGCTTGCAGCGCCTCACCCTTCACGTCCGCAATTTCGTCGATCACACCGCCTGTCCAGTTGATACCTTCAATCCGCTGGGGCTGGTCCAGACCGATGATGTGAATCTCGGTCCCGTTGGGCAGGTAGATCTTGAGTTCGGACTCGCTGGGCTTCTTGGGGTGCATACACGACAGCGTCAGCGCCTTGAGGTCGTCCCACCAGATCTTCTTGGCCTGGTTGTACGTGGGCGCGGCTGCGAAATACTTCTCGCCCGGATACCACATCGCCTGACGTGACAGAAAACGCTTGGCGCGTTCCGTCTTGCCTGAGCGTCGTCCTGCGGGCACAATGGGGAAGCGCACACCGTCTTCAACGGCACGCAACAGTCGAAGCTGAACCTCGTGGTCCTTCAGCTGATACCAGCGCGCCATCTGGCGTTCTAGAATGATCTTGCTCATACAGGCGCCCTCGTCGCAAACTCGCGGAAGGCGTCAATGAGAGCTTGCTCACCTTCTTCACCGCCGTCAGGACGGTCAAGGCCGTATATGCTGGCCAGCTTGGCGGCAGCTTGCACGCGGGAAGCGTAGGGGCCATTCTGTGCAGCCTGGCGCAGCACGCTCAGGATCAGGGCACGGTCTTCCTTGGCTTGGGCGTCTTCGTTTTCAGGGGTCGCGCGTTGCAGTTCAGTGATCCGGCGTTGGACATAAGCCTCGCCCATGAACTTCTTCGCGTACTCCACGGCGAAAGCAGCCTGAAACCCTACGCGAAGGCAAGCCTGGAAAGGATCAAAATCCTTTATGTACTCCTGAACGAATAGATCACGAAGGGCCTTTTCTTGACCGGACGGTTCCGGCTCCATGAGCCGAGGATCCAGATATAGACCCGATGTGTTCTCAGCCATGTGGGAACTCCAATCGGATAGTTAAGGCGGATCACCCGCCCAATTTGATCGGAGTATAGCGATTCTGAGGCCGGATACGCAACCAGAATATCAGGGCGAGATTTTGCGGCAAGCCGGCAATTCTGCAGGCTTTTGGCCGGTGTTCCACTCAATAAGGCGGGCCATTTTGGACGCGCATTCGCAGAAGGACGTTATCCAGTCCTGACGCGAATCAATGAGGTCTTTTGTCACTACCAGCTGACGATCCGCTGCCTGCTGGCACTGCTGCACCAGCCCCTCGGGAGGTACTGCCCGTTCCACCTTTGTCACTACCCGAATTTCCGGTGTCGCAGGTGTTGTTGAGCAAGCAGGCAAGATCAGGAGGGATGCGCTGATTAAGATAATTCCGAACAGTTTCATTTGACTTCTCCAAGGTTGCCAGACGGTTACGCGCGCGAGCATCGTTGTCCGCCAGCACCTTGTAATCGGTCAGCAGGCCCGTGAGGGCCTGTGCATCCTGGAGACGAAGTTCTTTCAGCTCGCCGATGGTCGCTTCCTGTTGCTGATTGACCGATTCCACTGCGCCCAGACGCTGCTGAACGGTTTGAAGCTCGTTCTGTGTGGTTAGCAGCGATTTCTCCGTGCGTTCCTTGGATAACCACATATTGAAGGTGAAGCCGGCCGCAGCCACTATCACCGCGATCAAGACATATTCAATGACGAGCCTGGTCTTGTTCTTCAAGAAGCCCACAGCGCTTGCGAGCCAGGGCAGCTTAGTCAGCAGAAGGGTGATCATCACGACGCTCCCGGATCGGTTCGGAGGGTTGCTTCTCGATACCGAGCTTCTTCAGCACGATGGACTCGAGCATGCGGATCGTGGCGTTAGCCCCCAGCCAACCTGACACGCCAACGATCACGCCCGTCCATTGCTCGGACAGGTTCATCGCCTGACACACCAGCAACATCAGCAGGCCAACGAAACCAGCCGCGCCACCCTCCAGAGCTGCGCGACTCCACTTGATTTTCTGACGGCTGTCGATGGTTCGCATGAGATGCCCCATCATACCTCCGAACATGGCGAAGAGCCCGTAGGCCAACGCCTTAATCCACCAGCTATTCCACGGATCTTCCGGCAACATATTTGGACCCCTATTCGATTGATTTCGACAGAGGCCCATGCCCTGTTTCGCGGATAGTACCACATGCGAAACGCATCAAGCTACAGGGATCAAACTACAGCTCAAGCGCGAACCGATCCAGCATGCCTTTATCGAACTTGGCGCGGACCTTGCTCGCTGCTTCAGCCTTCGTAATCTTCCCGTCGCGGTTCGCGTCCAGACCAGCGTTCTGACGGTAGCTGATCTTCGGATCCAGGAACATGACGGAGTCCTCAGGCTGCCCCACGAACTTGGGCATGAGGATGGCCATATACATGTCGCTGAGGGTTCCGATGCGCGAAGCATACGGTCGGAAATACTTCTGGACGTAATCCAGCTGATCCAGCGCGGTCATCTCTGCCAGCTGCGCGGTAGTGGTGCCCAGACCTTGTGCAGTGCTGGGCATGAACTGGATCAGCCCGGTGGCACCGCTGCCCGCTGCATTGCGAATGCTGGGGCTGAACGTCTCGCCGGACTCGAATGCCATGCAGGACATGAGCCAGCTGGCGTGCGTCTCGCGGTTCCACTTGAAGCCATCGCAGATGGCAAACACTTTGTCACGGAAGGCCTGATCGACCTTTTTGCCCCAGGCAAGTTTCATATCCAGCTCCTGATGAGGTTGATCGCGAGGATAATCACCGCCCAGAGTGGAATGCTCAGCAAGACGCCATTCACTGCACCACGAGCCGCATCAAGATCGTCTTCCATTGTCAGACCCTCACGAAAACTGGCCCGAGTATAACAACCCCGAGCCAGTGATTGCAACTTGATCAGCTTAGTGGGTGAGCCAATACCCCAGCGCAGCGGCAGCAGCCAGCACACACAGCGCGATCGCATGCGCGCCAATACCCATGGGCCACCGCCAGTACGCGCGCGGCTGCTTCGGCCCCTGCTCGCCGCGCACAGCAGCCTCAAGTTCGCGCGCAAGCGCTTTGGCCAGCTTGCGCTGCTCCCTGCGCTTGCGACGTTCCTCGTATTCGGCGATTATCGCCTTGGCGGTCTCCGGTGTCATGGGGAATCGTGGAATCATTGTCTTGCCTCAATAGTGTAGAGCGCCTGCTTGGCGCGGGTTGCTGCGACATAGCACAGATTGATTTCTTGCTGCTTCTGCCAATCCTGGCGAGCCCACTTGGCGGGGCATTCGTTGCGGCCGAGCCAGAACACACGGTCAGCCTCCAGGCCCTTGCTCTTGTGGATGGTAGCCAACACCACAGCGTTCTTCTTGTCAGCGAACAGGCTGTCGATAGTGTTGAGCAGTGCGGGGATCGTGCGCTCGGTTTCGGGCATGCTGTCGATCAGGCAGGTGATGGCACCGATGCGGTCTTCGATAGCCTCAACCTTGGCGTCGTCCTTCTTAGCGAGGGCCTTCTCGACCTCACGGTCACGGTAGGCGTCCAGCTTGGTGAGCAGGTGATCAACGCCCTTCGCGTTCATCTTGTTGATAAGACCCTTCAGCCCCTGCCCAATCTCACGGCCCATCACGGTGACAGGTACGCGAGCGCGAAGGAAGCTGTAGGCCATCGTGATCAGCGGTGCAGTCTTACGACTGACGACAAGGTCGTTCGCTTGGAACATCTTGTGATCCCACTTGCTTCCGAGCTCCTCCACCAGACCTTCGGCAGCACCTTCAGCCGCTTGGATGTGGGACACCCATTGCTGAGCGTACTTGACCACACTGGTCGCGCAGCGGTAGCTGATGCTCAGCGGAAGGCGCTTGCAGTCGAACTCCTCTGCAATCAGGTTCATCGATTCGCTGTCTGCACCGCGGAACCCGTAGATGGCCTGGGCAGGGTCGCCCACCGCAACGACGCGCGACGTCTTCTTCATGATCTTGCGCAGCAGTGCGCGCTGAATGGCGTTCGTGTCCTGCGCCTCATCCACGAAGATGAAATCAAACTTGGGCAGGCTGATCCCGTCCTTGACTGCAAGGTAGAGTAGGTCGTCGAAATCGACCATCGGCGCAGCGTTCGACCATCCCAGCAGTTCGGAGGCCAGCTCCAGGGCACGCCCGAGATCCGCGTTATCGTTTTCAGGTTCGAGGTCGTGGTGGATGCACAGGTCCAGCCAGCTCTGAGTGACGTCAGGGATCAGGCAACCGATACCAGCCTGGCGCCCCAGGCCTACCAGCTTGGTGATGAAGGCACCGTAGATCTGCGCCTCCTCGCCCTTGAGCTTAGCGTCGCACAGACGGCGCAGCTTGTCAGTCTCGACAGTGCGGACGCCCTTATGCTGGGTGACTGGGCCGTAAGTCAGGGAATGGAACGTGCGAGCATTGACGCCACGGGACTTCAGTTCCTCAGCGATGCTCTTGTTGAACGCCAGGAAGATGGTCGTGCCCTGCGCACGCTTGACGCCCTCAACAATGGTCGTCGTCTTGCCGGAACCTGCAACAGCTTCGATGATAGCATTGCCACCGTTCGGGTCTTCAATCAGGTTGAAGATGGCGGTCTGCAGGGGGCTCCAAGTCTTGCTCATGGTGTTCTCCTAAGAATTGAGTACATGGTGGAAAGTGATTGCAGTATAAACGGGCGTTGCGGGATGTGCAAGCCCGTTCTGCACGATTTCACTTAATCTCGGAGAAGCATGAGCTGGCGCTGGAGCATCTGCACCGACGCCAGGCTGTCGAGCATCAGATCCAGCAGTGCATGGAGGTTCTGCCGGTTGAGGTCGGCTTCCTGCCCGTGGTTATCGAGACAGGCGGCCTGGTACATGTTCAGCGCTGCATCGTAGCGTCGCTGATACACGGTATTCTTCAGGACTTCTTCCTGCATCGCCTGCAGAAGCTGTGCTCGATTCATCATGCCTCCACAGGTTTCCAGGTGCCCGTCTGGAGCATGCGACGCATCCAGTTATAGGCGAAGGTCTCGAAGTCCTCGTGGCTGATTTCACAGCGCATGGGGGAGTGAGCCTGACCACACTGGTAGGCCACGTTCGCCTCGATCAGGATGCGCCACTTGCGCTTGCCGTTCTGACGGAACACGACGATCGGGCGTCCGCCGAACTGCTGTGCAGCGGTCACGCACTGCTTCCACCATGCGTTCAGATCCAGTTGCTCCTGGCGCTTGACTTCCAGACACATGAGCACGGGGTTCGTGATGTCGCTGCCGCCGACTGCGGACTGGTTCTGGTTGCGCTGGAAGATCGGCTTGGTGGGATAGGGCAAGCCCTCGTCCTTGAGCGCACGGTAGGCAATGCCGTTGAGCCAGTCGCAGACCTCACGCTCCCCGCTTTGCCCCTTCTGTCTGATGTTTATCGACATCTAGTTTTCCTCGTTATTGAACAGGCGTACAGTAAAACAGGGCTCACCCGTTCATACAAGATGAGCCCTGCAAGTTATCACGGAAGCTCGCACGCTCCGGACGTGCAGGCCAAGGTCTGCATCGCCACGGTGTTGTCGGTCTTCTCGTAGGTCGCCAGCTCACGCCAATCGACTTCCGGAACAGGGTGCTCCTTCTGCCACTGAGCGAACTCTTCAGGCGTCATGTCCTGATAGGGCGCTTGCTGGTACGTGTGATCGGTGTGCGGAAGGAAGCTGATGCCCGACACCTCGTCGAAGTGTTCATAGACCCAGGCGCCCACCGACAGCCATTCCTCGTCACGCACGGTAACAGTGACGGAAGGCTTGTGTTCGCACCACTCACGTTGATACAGTAACCACAGTTCGAGCGCCTGCATCGCAGTCACTTGATCACGGGTCACAGCACCATCGGGCGCCGACATGGCGAAGCTCACGACGGCAGTGCTGTCCGGACGCATGACATCGTCTTCGGTGACGAAGCCCTTATCCTTCATGAACTGGTAGAGCGGATCCTTCTTATCGACGCGCACCGTGCGGATATAGTTTCGATTGTGGCGTGCGTGGATACCGCTGGCGGTGTTGCAGAGCTGGCTCACGGTGCCCGACGGCTTGACGCAAGTGATGGCCGCAGAAGGCTTGATGCCCAGAGCTTCCGCCCACTCGGCATTCACGAGACGTGCGTGGTCACGCATGCTGTTCAGGGTGTGCGTGAGCTTGTCGGCGCCCAGCAGACCGGAGGTCAGCGCGTTGTCCATGATGCCCGTCAGGCTGACGCCCAGCAGAGCTTCTTCGGCAGTGTTGCGCGCCCAGGCTTCCGACACGAACTTGAAGTCGGTGAGGGTGGCTTGCAGGGTGCCCAGGATGGTGGCGATCTCGACCTTCTCCATCAACGTGACCATCGTGTCGTCTTCACGGATCACGACTTCGGACAGGTTGCAGAGTTGCTTGTCGCGCAGGATGATCTCGGAGCACGGGTTGCAGCCGTAGGACAGTTCCTTGGAACGACGACCCCAGCGCGAAGCCTGTGCAGCAGCGGCACGACGGTTGAAGATACCGCGCTCACCGGACTTGGACTTCACGAGCGACAGCCACTCCTCCATGAAGATCTCGGCGCTCGGCTTCTCGGTGTAGGCCACGGAGTTGTTCGCCAGACCACGTTGCGGGTTGTCGTTCCACCACTGGCCAGCCTTTGCGTCACGCATGCGCTGATCCGACAGGTTCGACAGGCTGATGAGCGCACTGCGGCGCACACCGCCCACCACGACGATCTCACCGATCATGCACAGCAGGTCATGAACCTCGATGCTGTTCAGCTTGCGCCCCTTCGCGCGCTGGAATGTATCCACAGTGAATTTGAACAGACGCTTGAGCGGATCCGGGCCGGATGCACGACCGCCGAAGATCTTGAGGCGGGCACCAGCAGGCCGGACCTTGCTGTAATCGACCTTCGGAATGTCACCGTTCCACAGATGCCCGAGGAGCGCATGGTAGGCCTTAGCCCAGCCCTCTTTCGAGTCCGCCACGACGATAGTGTCGTCTGTGTTGAGCAGTTCGTCAGGCACCGCGGGCAGCTTGGTGACTTCCTGGCGCTCGCAGCTGAACCCGACACCAGTGCCGCACATGAGGATATAGAGGGCCTCGGCGAACGAACGCTTCGTGTTGATCGCCAGATAGGAACAGTTGAACCCCGCGAGGTTCTCACGCTCCAGAGCCTCACCAGCAGTCATCAGGGCACGCATAGAGGGCATGACCTTGAGCTCGAGGATCGCGTTCTTCACCTTGCCCTGGAGCGCCTCGCTGAACTGGTGCTTCGTGCGCTTGTCGAAGAAGTCGATATAGCGCTGGACCGTTTCCTCCCAAGTCTCGCGCCGCCCCAAGTCATCGCGCCAACGTGAATAGCGCGAGATGTGAATGTATTGTTGATAGAGATCCATCAAGGTTTCCTCTTGCGGTTGTGAAAGCGGTATGGTACGCGATCGATCGGCCCTGTCACAATTCCTATTTCCCGCCGAGCTCACGAGTTATCGCGTACTCCTTCGCGCTACGGCACCCGCCATGATGGCAGATGCTTCCACCCTGCCCCATCTGCGAGCCGCAGCAGCACAAGTCAGGGTCGATCTTGCGATAGCGCCACAGCGCAAGCCAACGACGCCAGAACTTCGCCTTGTAGAGGGCTGTGGAGGCTGCTGTGCTGCCCGATACTGCCAGGAAGACCTCCAGCACGAGCCACAGCGCCTGCACACAGGACAGATTCACCCCATGTAACCACACAGCCAGGCCCACAGCCGACGCAATGCAGGTCAGCGCCACTACCGCACTGATGGCGAACAACGGCGCGACGCTGCGCTCCTGCTGGGCCTCTACCCATGGACATTCAGACTGATCGTGCCCTACCCCTCCACACAGGATGCAGATCTTCATTCCTCGTCCCCTGCGGATGCCAGTTCAATCATAAGGCGGCGGGTGACGTGCTTGCCTACAGTGAGGCCGCTGAACTTGGGCTGCATCTCGATATCGACGAGCAGCTTGTGGCGCTGCCAGTTGAAGGGCACGCGCCCATCCGTGAGGTAGTCCCACAGGTCGCAGCACTTCTCAGGGTCGAATAGATCGGTGTGAGGCACATGCAGACCCATCACGGACTCGAGCTTGTTCTGGGCGTCCAGCAGGTCGAGCTCCGGCAATCCGATCTGTCGCATGGAGTCTGCGATCGCTGCGCTGTCACGGTGCAGAAGCACCTTCCTAGCGGGGTGCTTGTTCAGCCAGTCCGTCCAGCGCCAGATGCCGGTGCAGGACACGCCCACAGGCACAGAGGCCTTGAGCTTCTCGTCCCATTCGGAATAGTGAGTGTGATAGAGCGGGTCGTGGTGGCACAGCACCGCATCCGTCGTGAAGAGGTTGGCCGCCCACGTTGTACCGGAACGGGGCAAGCCGATGATCATGAAGTCGAGCATGGCGAATCCTTCCTGTTGAAGTATCGACGAATGACGTAGCTCCTCACAACAGACAGGGCGGTCATCCACGCCGTGATCTTGAAGTTATTCTCCCACAGCATCGGAATGTCGTGGAACCAGCAGATCAAGGCTGTGGCAAGCATAGCAATGACCAGGCCGACCA